CGTATAAATTACCGATTTGTAGGGGAGAAGAGGCCGCCGGAAAAGGTTACAGCCCCTCTATTCGCTGCCCTGAAAAGGCAGAAAAGAGAGGCAGTTGCGTACCTGGAAGGTCCGCATTTCAGGAAAAAGGAGTATGTTGAACCGGAAAATATGTGGGAAGAGGCCAGGCTAATGCTTGAAAGGTTTGGTTTTTTCCTACTGGAGAGCGATGTTCTTGACGATACTATCGCAGTCTTGGCGGACGGAAAGGAGCGAGAGGACATTCAAGCGTTGAATGAAAGCTTCCTCAAGGACATCCCCTGCTACACGGCACAAGAAGTGCGGCTGCTATGGGACAAGAGGCAGCAGGGGTTGGACGAAGAGGGTTTGCGGCGGCTGCATGAGGCGAAGAGGATGTTTGATGGGAGGGTGGTGAGGTGAAAAAAAGGGGGGGAGGGGTAGTGATGTGAACTGCCATTATTGCAGCAAAAAAATCGAAGGCAAAGGCAAGAAAATCGGTCCTGATATGATGTATTGCGTGGTGGAGTGCTATGTTCAAGAGGCTTATGAGGATTATCCGGGGACTGCTCTGGCGAAGATGCTGGAGAGAATGTACCCGGAGTTGACGAGGGAGGGGGAATTACATTGAGCGATTTTCTTTTAGGTTTGCTTATTGGTTTATTAATTGGCTTGGCAAGTGCTATTTTGTGGCATGTTTTGTATAAGCGAATCCTTGTTATGAAAGCAGAAGATGGGTCGAGAGAATACATCAATGGCAAGTTTTACTACATTGTGGAAGAGGGAGAACACAGAGATGATGACATCCAAGAATTTATCATCAGAGTAAAGATGGAAAAACGCTGGATACCGCACTTTTGTAGCATGTTGAAATACATAGAGAAGCTAGGAAAGCTAGGTTGCAGTAGAAAAGTGGCAATATTTGCAGATGGCGATGGTGATTTTCACCCTAAATTTAATTTTAATATCGAGTTTAAGGAAGTGCCGCCAGTGAAAGAGGAAAATGGAGACCGGCTATATGATGCTGGTTAAAGAAAGGAGAAATTATGAAAATACCAGACAAAGTAAAAATAGGCGGCTATGAAGTCAAGGTTCGCTGGATGGACAATTTAGTAACTGATAGAGGCCATATTGGAGAGTATAGTCCCAGGGAACAAGTAATTATCATCGACAAGGCAAGTAGTAAACAGGATAGTAAGGAGACATTTTTACATGAGTTATTAGAAGCGATAAAAAGTATTTATGGCTTAGAGTTAGAGCACAAATGTTTGTCGCTATTGTCACTTGTCTTGCATCAGGTCATTGAGGATAACCCAGGGATATTTAAAGTTGAGGATTGAAAGCTGAAAGGGGGTTTTCATCATGCCAAAAAGCAAAGAACCAAAACAAGGCAAAGAACTCCGAAAAATATCAAACAAAGTGACCAAAAGACTAGATAGAATCGTTACCGATGCCCCGCAACCAGGAGCAGATGAACTGCCCGTAGTAAAGACAGGCTTCGGGCAAGAAACCTTTTACGAAGAGCGATTTGACGAAATAGCTTTTGATATGGCCTGCAAGGGGCTTACCCAGGCGAATATAGCGACTAGGTTTGGCGTTACGCCCCGTACTTTGCGGAAATGGATGGAAAAACATCCTTCTTTGAAAGAAGCGATGGATGCGGGATATGCGGTATCGGTTGGGAATGTAGAAAATGCGCTGTACAGGGCAGCTACCGGATTTACCTATGAAGAAGAAGTGCTAAACAAAAACGGCGAAGTAGTGAAGTTGAAGAAGTATGAGAAGCCGAATACAACTGCGATTATCTTCTATCTCTGTAATAGGGATAGGGAGAACTGGAAGAACGTGAATAGGGTTGAGCACACAGCAGAGGGCGGCAAACCGCTTACAGTTTACTTCGACATACCGAGGCCGGAGATTCCCCAAAAACAGGTAATGAATGTTGAAATTAAGGATTCGGAGATAAAAGAATTGCCGGAAGGGAAATAACAAAATGGACGAAGGTAGAAGAGAGATAACCATTCCCTATGAACCTAATGCAAAACAGGCTATTTTCCATGCTTGCGGCGCCGATGAAGTTGTTTACGGCGGCGCAAAAGGGGGCGGGAAGAGTTGCGGCCTGGTGATGGAAGCACTGGCCTATGGGCTTGAATACCCAGAAGCCACCATGTACCTATTCCGTGAAACCTATGACGACCTGGAAGCCAACATAATCAGGGAATGGAAAGAGAAAGTACCAAGAGAGTTGTATCAGTACCATGAAACTAAGCATATTGCTACGCTTATCAATGGCACAAAAGTATATTTTCGTTATATCCGCAACCTTGAGGACGCTTTAAGCTATCAAGGACGGTCAATGGATTTTATAGGGGTAGACGAACTTACTCAGCACGAAGAAAAGCCTATTCAGATCTTACTTTCTTGCCTTCGTTCACCAAAGGGCTATCCTCCCAGGTTTAGGGGAACCTGTAACCCTGGCGGGATCGGACATCTTTGGGTAAAAAATCGGTATATTATTCCTACAGATTACGGCAAAAAATGGGCTATTGACGAAGTAACAGGGAATACAATAGCTTTTATACCTGCCACAGTTTACGATAACTATGTTCTCATGGAAAATGACCCTGCCTATGTCCGGCGGCTTGAAAACCTGCCGCCAGCACTAAGAAAGGCATACAAAGACGGCGATTGGGACGCATACGAAGGACAAGCATTTGCAGAATTTAGCCACGAAATACACGTTTGTGAGCCGTTTATCATCCCTGATCACTGGACAAGGTGGCGCAGCGTGGATAATGGCTACTCTGACCCATTTGCCTGGTATTGGTTTGCAGTAAGCGAAGATGGAATTGTCTATATTTACAGGGAATACACCAGAGATCCAAAAGATGAAAAGGTTGGTTATTCGGATCAGGCCAGAAAAGTGGTTGAATTATCAACACATACAGTGCTTGACGAATACGGAAAAGAGATTGAGGTAGAAGAACCTTATTCCTTCATAGCTGCAGGTTTAGATGCTTGGGCTACCCACGTGCGGGATACGCAAGGCAAAACGCTTATTGATTACTACCAGGAAGGCGGTTTAACCGGGTTTGTAAGGCCGATTACCGACAGGAAATTAAGAAAAGCTACCTGGCATGAATATTTAAGACCTTTTGATCATCCTGATCAAGAACGGTTTCCAGGCAAAAAGATTGCAAAAGTGCAGATATTTTCTACCTGTAAAAAACTAATTGAAACACTGCCGGTGCTAATAGAAGACGAGAAAAATCCGGAAGTGATCGCTGAGTGCGATCTCGATCATTGGTATGACGGAGCAGGGTATGGCCTCATAGTTTGGCATACAAGGCAGTCTAAATCAGCGAAAGAAGAAGAAATAAACCCCTTTAAAGCCCACAAAAACAAACTAGCAAAAAAACACCAGCAAAGACAGAAGCGGGGGCGGTTGATGTGAAGGTTTGGGTGGAGAATGACGATGTGGCATTGTATCAGGGGGATGCGCTTTCTGTATTAAAGAGGCTGCCGGATAAATTTGTGCAGTGTGTGGTTACTTCGCCACCATATTGGGGGTTGCGAGATTACGGAGTTAAACCATCAATATGGGGCGGCGACTCTGATTGCCAGCATGAGTGGGGAGAACAAATAGCACAGCGTAAGCGAGGAGCTGTTCATGGCGCAAACGCAAAAACAGGAAACACCCTTAGCGGTATTTCTGGAACAGAAATAAAACAAGGGCAATTCTGTCAAAAATGTGGTGCATGGTGTGGTTGTTATGGTATGGAACCTACTCCTGAAATGTATGTAGAGCATACCGTTCAAATATTTCGTGAAATCCGTCGGGTGCTACGGGATGATGGGACGCTGTGGCTTAATTTAGGCGACAGTTATGCTGGCAGCAACCAAGGAGCAGGGACAAAAGAACTTACGCCAAAGCAGGCAAGTAATCGGGGCACACGCTTTATGGCTACGGCAGAACACAAAAGCAAACTAGCGAAGGTCGGCGGCTTAAAGCCAAAAGACTTAGTTGGAATCCCCTGGCGCGTAGCCTTTGCCTTACAAGCAGATGGTTGGTATTTACGAAGTGACATAATCTGGGAGAAAGGGAATTGTATGCCAGAAAGTGTCACAGATAGGCCAACAAGAAACCATGAATACATCTTTTTGCTGTCAAAGAATCAACGATATTTCTATGATATAGAAGCGATCAAAGAGCCAGTAGCAGAATCATCAAAAAAACGAATGGAATATTCGCGATATTCTAAAAATTCCAAAGGAGCTACAGGTAAATACTCTGTAATTAGTGAGGAATATAATAAAGATAATGTCAATCGCAATAAAAGAACCGTTTGGCATATCAATACTAGACCGTACAAAGAAGCTCACTTTGCGGTATTTCCGCTTGAAATACCATTAACATGCATTAAAGCCGGAACTTCCCCGCAAGCATGTCCGGTATGCGGGGCACCTTGGGAGAGGGTAACAGAGAAAAAAACATATACATTATCGGTTGCAGAGCGAACAGGCCGCAAGGGACACAATGGAGAGCCTCCGCAGCAAAGCGGATGGTATTGGAAACCGGACGAAATAAAAAGCGTTTCATGGCAGCCAACCTGCTCCTGTGAAAATAATGATGGTTCTGGTAAATGTGTAGTATTAGACCCCTTTGTTGGTAGCGGAACAACCTTGAAGGCAGCAGTGATGCTTGGGCGTAAAGGCATAGGCATTGAACTAAATCCAGATTATTGCAATTTGTGTATAGGACGATTGGCTGTAGTGCAAAGAGCGTTATTTTAAACTAGAAAGGATGATACTCCATGACCAAAATCATCAACTTTGCAGACTACCAAAAACAAGCAGCACGAACCATGAAGCCTGGCAGACTGCTAAAAGAGGATTTAGCTGATTATACGATGGGGCTGAGTGGTGAAGTAGGAGAGTTGCTTAACAAAATTAAAAAGAACTTGTTTCATCATCATTTCATTTCTTATGACGAGATTGCTGAAGAAATAGGCGATTGCCTATGGTATTTACATGCGATTGCAACTAAATTTGGGCTGGATATGGGTGAGATTGCATGGCAGAACATTGAAAAACTGAAGAAGAGGTATCCACATGGATATACAGATGAAGATAGTAGAAATAGGATTGTGTAGGAGTGAGCAGGATGAAGTTAATAGAACAATGTAACAACTGTAGGCATAATTGGGATGGGCATTGTGTCAAAGGCAATGATTTTTGGAAAACGAACATAGCAAATATAGAGGTTAGGTGCGAAGATTATGAGAAAAATAAGGTTGTGAAAATATGATGAAAGAGTACACCATCGAGATTACAAATTATTGTCCGCATGACTGCGAATATTGTTCGACAAACTCAACTAGCTGTGAAGGTGTGTTTTTGGATATAGAAATTATAAAAGAGTTCCTTAAAGATGTGACTAAGTATGACAGAATCAATATTTCAGGCGGGGAACCGTTAGCTCACCCTCAGTTTTATGAAATTTTATGTTATTGCAAGTCTTTGTCAGAGGATGTATGGGTTTACACAAATGCAATAGACAAAATTAGGTATAACACAGATGTTGTTCCGGAGATTACTGTGGATGCGAACGTCTGTCTCATGCCAGGTAGACAGGTGTATATACCAAAAAACGCTGATACAGTCCATATATTGCAGTTAGTTCCGCAGGGACGGGCAAAAAATATGAAGCCTGCTACTATCCATGTGTCAGGTAATCTATGCGATAAATGCAATTATTGTCATCACTTAGTGCTACAGGCAGATGGGAAAACTGCAAAGGGACCATGTAAGAAAGATTATTTATCGAGGGAGGAAGAGAAGAAAAATGGCTGAGAGGTTGACTTATAAAAACAGAAATGGGTTATATGTGTTGCGCAAGGGTGGCTCTCCAGAGAATGTAAGAGAAGCGATTGCTCACCTTGCTGCTTATGAAGATAGCGGCTTGACACCTAATGAAGTGCAGATTTTTGGTAAAGCATACAATGCGTTTTTAGATGCTTTTTGTGACTTTGCGGAATCATCCGCAAATGAACATTTTGAGAAGCAGATAAAAGAAGAACTTGTTTGTTATCAACAAGAAACAAAGAAAATACCGGTTGAAACAAAAATACAAAAAACAGTAGATAGAAAACAGAGAAGAGAGAAGTTGATAAGCAAATCAAAAATACACTGCAATGTGTTTTTAGATTTAAAAGATTGGGCATTGCCTTTTAGAATCTCTCTTTGGATAAAAAGAAAGCCTGTTAAACATATAGTGGCGCAAATCGGGCCTGTAGAGATTATTTTTGTGTGGTGGAAGCAGGGAGAGTGAGGAATCAATGAGCGAAAAGTCAGTAGAGTTAACTGTTCCTGAAATGTGCCAAGATTGTACTTTATATAGCAGGAGAAGAAGAAGTTGTCCGATACAAACAGAACCAGGTTGGTTATATGAGAAATTCGGAACCTGCTGGTCGAAGAGGACAGATCCAGAGATTGATGAAAAGATTTATTTAGCGATGGAAAAGTATAAAAAAAGAATGGCTATGAATCAGAATCAGTAAATATGAAGGGATATTGCGGGAGGGATATAGCTGATTGTTAGAAATAAACAGGATTTACAACATGGATTGTTTAGATGGTATGAAATTACTGGATGATAATTCTGTCGATAGTATTGTAACCGACCCTCCGTATGAGTTGGGGTTCATGGGGAAGAAGTGGGATAGCACAGGCATAGCATACAATGTTGACGTATGGCGTGAATGTCTGCGTGTCTTAAAACCCGGCGGTCATTTGTTAGC